ACTTTATTGTAGGCACTGATTTCATACTGATAGTTCTCATAGAAATCATCTTCAGCCATATCATCAGGATCTTCATTCATGAAATCATTATAGGTATCTAAAAGAAGCTCCATACTTTCAAGCAATTCGTTGTTGGCCCATGTCTTAATAAGACTAGAAGCTTCGTCAAAAGACATTGGAGTAATGTATGTATAAGGCATAGCGATCATATTGATTCTCTCTTTCTCTTGATTACATACTTTTGTAACATATTAAATAGTGTTTGTCAAGCATATAAATAGAGGTATATAAAGTTTTTTAGGAACAACCTATGCCTACATTAAATCCTAGTCTAGAAGTACTAACATCATCAGCATCGTCAGGGTTGAACAATGTCAACTACCTGCAGCCTAATGCATTCAAACTTACTATAGACCACAAGCATTTTCAGAACTTAGAGTTCTTTTGTCAAACTGTATTGCATCCTTCTCTATCATCTAATCCTGTAGAGATGCCTTACAAGAGGGTCACTTCCGTACCATTTACGGGAGACAAGTTGACATTTGGAGAATTAACTGCTATGATTATTGTTGATGAAAATTTAAATGCGTACACTGAAATGTATAACTGGTTGCAGAGAACTATCGAACAAGAAGACAGAACACCGTTGGGTAGAACATCTACAAAACCTCCGACATATGCTGATATAACACTTAGTATTTTGAGTAGCCATAACAACAAAGTCAGGCAGATAAGATATATAGATAGTATGCCAACAAGTCTAGGGGATATGACATTGGAGTCAACCTCAGGTGACGTGGCATTTATAACATTTCCTGCCTCGTTTAGATTTTCTTATTTTGAATTGAAGTAACCACAACGAAAGTACATTATGAAAACATTAGAAGATGTCCTTGAGGCTTGGCAAGAAGATTGTCAAATCCCTAGAAATGATTTAGCAGAAACCTCTCGTTTAACACCTAACCTGCATGCTAAGTATCTTGGTGCATTAGCCAATGCTAAGTTGCGGCTCAAGAAGTATGAGATGGATCAAAAGTCTTTACTCAAAGATAAGTGGCTATACTACAACGGTAAGATGGATCAGTTTGAAATAGAGGCACGTGGTTGGGATTATGATCCTCTTGATGGTCTTAAAGTTCTCAAAGGAGATATGAACCACTACTACGACTCCGACAAAGAAATACAAGAGTCTGAGTTGAAAATAGAGTACCTAAAGACCCTTATAAATACACTTACAGATATAGTTGATACCTTGAAGTGGCGTCATCAAACTATTGGTAATATGATAAAATGGAAAGTATTTGAAGCAGGTGGATAATGTTTAATCATGTAGATCATGGTATTAGTTTACCAAAAATGACTAGGAAGACAGGGAAAGGTGGACGTAAGTATTTTACTCCTGATGGCAATGCCTACCCTTCCATCACCACAGTACTAAGTCTCTTAAGTAGAGATAGTATTATGAAGTGGCGTAAAAGAGTTGGTGAAGAAGAAGCCAATAAAATCTCACACCAAGCAGCGACAAGAGGAACTTCTGTACACAAGTTGGCAGAAGATTATCTTGATAATGTTGAAGATTGGAATAAGGATGTTCTGCCTAATAACTTATTTACGTTTAGTCATATTAAAGATATTATAGATCATAAAGTAAATAACATTTGGTTTCAAGAAGAATATCTTTACAGCGATAGACTGCAGTGTGCAGGTCAAGTGGACTGTATTGCTGAGTACGATGGCGAGTTATCAGTTATTGACTTTAAAACAAGTCGTAAACCAAAGAAAGTAGAATGGATCAGCAACTACTTTATTCAAGCGTCTTTTTATGCTGCAGCATTCTATGAACGCACAGGTGTTCCTATTAAGCAAGGTGTGATTATTATTGCAGTGGATCATAACGAACCACAAGTGTTTAAAGTCAATACGCACGATTACCTACAAGAGTTTATTAAAGTGAGACAAATGTACAGAGAACAAAAAGAGAATGGCTGATATTACAGTCAAACTAAAAGATTATAGTATGATGTATGTTGACTGCGAAGGTGGGTTTGCATACGAACTGTCTGACTACTTCTCTTTTTACGTTCCGGGTTACAAGTTTATGCCAGCCTATAAGAATAAAGTATGGGATGGTAAGATAAAGTTATTCAACAGAATGACAGGTGAGTTGAATGCAGGACTATATGTTTATCTTGTAAAGTTTTGTGAAGAACGAGGTTATACCCTAGACACAGAAGAAACTAGGTATGGATTTCCTTTAGTAAAAGATAATGTCAGTGAGTTAGATCATTACTTGCAAAATGACAACTTGCCATTTCAACCTAGAGACTATCAGTACGATGCAGTTAAGACAGCAATGGAGCGTAGTAGAGGAATACTTCTTTCTCCTACAGGATCTGGTAAGTCATTCATGATCTATATCCTTGCTAAGTTTTGGTTACAATATGTTACAGAAGGAGTTGGGTTTCCAAAAGCAGGACGTGTTCTAATCATTGTTCCTACAACATCTTTGGTCGAACAAATGCATCAAGACTTTATCGATTATGGTATGAGTGAACGTGGGATGCACAAAATATATTCAGGTAAAAGTAAGAACACAGATAAAGCCATAGTAATATCTACGTGGCAAAGCATATATAAATACCCTAAGAAGTGGTTTGAACAGTTTGGTATGGTTATAGGGGATGAGTGTCATGGCTTTAAGTCAAAGTCATTATCATCCATCATGAATAAGGCAACAGAGGCAAAATATAGGTTTGGTACTACAGGAACCCTTGATGGTACACTAACACACAAATTAGTACTAGAAGGGTTATTCGGGCCGGTGTACAGCGTCACAACAACTAAAGCCTTGCAAGATGATAATACCCTAGCGGATTTAGATATAAAGGTACTATTACTAAACTATTCAGAAGAGGTTAGAAAAAACTTTGGTAAAAGAACTTATCAGGAAGAGATTGACTTTATCATTGGAAACGAGTCTCGTAATAGGCTCATTTCTAATCTGGCTTTGGATTCTGATGGAAATACTCTTGTCTTATACAATCGTGTGGACGCTCATGGAAAACCTCTCTTTGAGATGATAAAAGATAAGTGTGGTGAAAAAAGAAAAGTATTTTTTGTGAGTGGTGACGTGAAGACAGATGATAGAGAAGCCATTAGAAAGATCGTTGAAAAGCAAAAGGACTCAATCATTGTCGCATCCTTGGGAACATTCAGCACTGGTATTAATATTCGGAATCTTCATAATATCGTATTCGCTTCACCAAGCAAATCCCAAATCAAAGTTTTGCAGAGTATTGGGCGTGGTCTTCGACAGTCAGACAATGGAAGACAAACAAAGTTATTTGATGTCGCAGATGATCTGCATTGGAAAACAAGAAGAAACTATACATTACTTCACTCAGCAGAAAGAGTAAAGATATATGAAAAAGAACAGTTCAAATATAAGATTGTTAAGGTAGATATATAATGAAAGAGATAAAACAATTCAAGTTAGTCAGTGGAGAAGAAATAGTCTGTGAGGTTGTTGAATGGCCTTCAGATGAATTCACTGGTATGGTTATTCGTAGAGTTCTGATGATAAGAACTACCTTTGATGAAAAAGGTAATAGGTATTATACATTTAGACCATGGATGGCACTTCAAGAAGGTGATGAGAAGTTTATTTCTGTAGAAGGTGCTCACATTATGGGTGAAGCAAATCCTGATCTTGTAATGCTAAAGAACTATCAAACAGCTATAGAAAATAATGAACTATCTGAAGAAGAGTTGATGGAAAAGGTAGAAACATACGTTAAGAAAATGAAACAGATGTATAATCAAGACTCTGATCAATCTTTCGATGATAATATATTAGCATTTCCAAGTAAAAATGATAGAATACATTAGGTATATTACCTACCTCAACTAACCACTCTTTTATTATATACACGAGTGAGTGATTCGTCAAGTAAAAAAAACACTTGACTAGAAAAAAAATATCTGATATACTCAAGCTTATTGAAGGATTTATTATGGCAAGAGAAAAGCGAAAAAGTATTCATTACGTAAACAACAAAGAGTTTTCTCTAGCTGTTGTAGAATATTGTACTAAAGTTAAATCTGCTAAAGAAGCAGAAACCCCACTACCTATCGTACCTGATTATATTGCATCTTGTTTTCTTAAGATATCTGAAGGCTTGTCACATAAATCTAACTTTATTCGATATACGTATCGTGAAGAGATGGTGATGGATGCTGTGGAGAACTGCCTAAAGGCTATAGAAAACTATAATATTGAAGCAGCTACACGCACAGGTAATCCAAATGCATTTGCCTATTTTACTCAGATCTCATGGTACGCTTTTCTTAGACGCATTGCAAAGGAAAAGAAACAGCAAGATGTTAAGATAAAGTATATGGCGTCTTCTGGCATCGAAGAATATATTATTACAAACGGTGAAGATGGATCTGCTATTGCAGTACAAGCATTCGTAGATACATTGAAAGACCGCATTGATAAAGTGAAGGAGAAAGATGATGAGTTTAAAATATTTGCACAAGAAGAGAAGAAAGCTACTAAACGTCTCAAGAAGACAGTTTCTGTTGATTCGGACTTAAGTAGTTTTTTATGAAGATAGCGATACTAAATGATACTCACTGTGGCATACGTAATAGTAGCGATATGTTTATTGCCAACGCTGATAAATTCTATACTGATACCTTTTTTCCGTATCTTGTGGAAAATAATATTACTCATATTATTCACTTGGGCGATTATTACGATAATCGAAAGTACATTAATTTTAGAGCACTTAACTGTAATCGGAAACATTTTCTCAAGCCTCTACGAGACTTTGGAATCACAATGGATATTATACGAGGAAACCATGACACCTTCTACAAGAATACAGGAGAACTAAACTCTCTTAAGGAACTCCTTGGTCATTACATGAACGAGATCAATATTATATCTGATCCAACCGTCATGGAGTATGATGGGTTCAGTATTGGACTAGTACCGTGGATTGATGCTGAGAATGAAGAAAAAACTATGAGGTTCCTAGAGACTGCCAAGTGTGATTGGTTAGGTGGTCACTTCGAAATCAATGGTTATGAAATGATGAAAGGTATTAAGTTTGAAGGTGGACTAGAACGTTCAGTGTTTAAACGTTTCGAGAAAGTACTCTCAGGTCATTTTCATACCAAATCAATGCAAGATAATATTGAGTATCTTGGTTCACAAATGGAGTTCTTTTGGAATGATGCACACGATAACAAATATTTTCATGTACTGGATACAGAAACTAGGAGTCTTACTCCTGTTCGTAATCCACATACTTTGTTCCATCGTATCAGATATGATGACACTAATAATGATTATGGGGATTATCCTTTTACCGAGCTTGATGGTAAGTTCGTAAAGATTGTTGTAATCAATAAGTCAGACCTATATGGGTTTGATAGATTTGTTGATAAGGTACAGTCACGTAAGATCTTAGAACTAAAGATTGCAGAAAACTTTGAAGAGTTTGTTGGAAAAAATGTAAAAGACGGTGAGATTTCTGTTGAAGATACTTCAGAATTGTTGTATACTTATGTGGATGCGGTAGATACTGATTTGGACAAAGATCGAATCAAAAAAGAAATGTCTTCGCTCATGATAGAGGCACAGTCTTTAGAGATAGCATGATTATATTTAAAACTTTGGCTTGGAAGAACTTTCTTAGTACAGGTAACAACTTATCTAAGATAGACTTCACAGCACACAAATCTACGTTAGTGATAGGTCACAATGGTGCAGGTAAATCTACAATGCTTGATGCGTTGTCTTTTGCGCTGTTTGGTAAAGCACATCGTAACATATCTAAACCACAACTAGTAAACTCAATAAATAATAAAGACTGTTTAGTCGAGGTTGAGTTTACTGTACATGGTTCTGAGTACCTTATTCGTAGGGGTATCAAACCAAACATATTTGAAATAATGCATAATGGAGTACTGCTCAATCAGTCTTCACATGCTAAAGAGTACCAGAAGATCCTTGAGCAAAACATCTTGAAGCTAAATCATAAAAGCTTTCATCAGATTGTTGTGTTGGGTTCTTCTTCCTTCATTCCTTTCATGCAGCTCTCAGCACAGAATCGTAGGGATGTTATTGAGGATCTTCTGGACATTAATGTGTTTTCAAAGATGAATAGTATTCTTAAAGAAAAGACTTCATTACTCAAGGATCAGATCAAAGATGTTACTCATCAGCATGCCCTCACAAGCACTAAAATTGATGCACAAAAAAAATACATTAAAGATGTCAAGGCAATCAACACAGAACAAAAAGAAACGAAGCTCCAACTCATCGAAGATTGCCGACATGAAATCGAGACTCTACATGGAAAGAACAAAGAGCTTAGTGATTCCATTCAATCTCAACTACCGAATGCAGATGTTCAAAGAGGACAACAAGAAGATAAAATCAAATCCCTTGAAGCATACAAGACGAAGTTCAATATTGAGGTCAAGAAGATCGTTAAAGAAGTCAAGTTCTTCGAGAAAAATGATATCTGTCCTACCTGTGATCAAGCCATCAGTGATGAGACAAAAGAGACCCATGTGTTGGAAGGCAAAAGCAGAGCGCAAGAACTTCAAAAAGGACTTAGTAAAGCAGATGAAGGACTACGAGAAGTACAAGAAGCTTTATCCTCTACCTTAAATATCATAGATGAATGTCGAGGCCATCAAAGCGACTTAGCGGCTAATAATCAATCTATATCACAGTTCCAATCTTCTATTGATCGTACACAGAAAGAGATCAGTGGTCTTGATCAGAATGTGGATATGGATGGGGCTAACGAAGAACTTCAACAGCTTGTTGATACTAGTAACTCTTTAGTTGAACAGAAGCTTGTACTGAACGAGCAAACTAACTATAACATTGTTATCGGTGAAATGTTAAAGGACACTGGTATCAAAACTAAAATCGTGAAAGAGTATTTACCTGTTATAAACATGCTTGTCAATAAGTATTTACAGACACTAGACTTCTTTGTGTCTTTCAATCTTAACGAAGCATTTCAAGAGACCATCAGATCTAGACACAGGGATAACTTCTCTTACGAGTCTTTCTCAGAAGGTGAAAAGCAACGTATAGATCTATCATTGCTATTCACATGGCGGCATATTGCCAAGATGAAAAACAGTGTGGCAACCAATCTACTAATATTAGATGAGACATTTGATTCATCTCTTGATCATGAAGGGGTTGACAATCTGATGAAAATCATTTATAGTTTAGATGATGATACAAATATATTCGTTATCTCTCATAAGGGTGAGATGGTAGAGAATAGGTTTGCAAACAAAATTGAAATATACAAAGATAAAAACTTCAGTAGGATTAAATAATGGAAATCAGTGCAGAAACAGTAAACGTACTAAAGAACTTCTCAGGCATCAATGGCAATATTGTTATTCGTCCTGGTAATAAAATCATGACTATTAGCGAAGCGAAGAATATTCTAGCTGAAGCCGAGGTCGCAGAGACCTTTGACAGTATCGTAGGCATTTATGATCTTACTGAGTTTCTTAATATGCTTGGATTGGTTGATACTCCACGTGTACGATTCGAAGATAGCTTTATGAATATTAATGGACAATCAGGTAGAGAACTTATTAAGTATTATTATGCTGATACTGAGATGTTGACAAGTCCTACTAAACCTATTACAATGCCAGATGCTGACGTATGGTTTGACTTGGACGTTAGCACTCTAAATGCCTTAAAACGTGCGGCTAGTATTTTCGGTCATGGTCAGGTGATTATAGAATCTGATGATGGCGCTATCAGATTATCTGTTAGTGATCCTGAAAATAGTACTGCTAACACCTATTCTGTTATTGTAGATGGAGGATACACTCAAGATACTTTTAAATATATTATAAATATTCATAACCTGAAAATGATCTCAAATGATTATCAGGTTAAAATCTCATCGAAGCTTATTTCGGAGTTCACTAGCTCTGATGGTAACCTAAAGTATTGGGTTGCATTGGAAAAGTCATCAAAACATGGAGAGTAATAAAATGACTAAAAAAGAAGACGAAGTAAAACTAGCACATGAGTCGCATGCCCCTATCTATGATATGGCAAGCCGTGTGTGTCGTTCTACTGTTGCAGTGATTGATACTATGGTACAGCGAGGTGCAGTCAAGGGTGAAGAACTGTCAACTCTTGGTCAACTGCGTGACCAATCTGTACAGCTTATTCAGATGGCAGAAACCTATCAGCAAGATCAGGCTGCAGAAACTTAGAGAGGTAGCCTTCGGGCTACCTTTAACCTTTTATATAATGTTTATCCGTTAGGACTATGATGACTACAGATTTTTTGTGGGTAGAAAAGTATCGCCCAAACACTATTGACGATTGTGTATTACCTAAATCACTTAAAGATACCTTTAAAGCTATTGTAGCAACCAAAGAACTTCCTAACATGTTGTTCACAGGCACTGCAGGTCTTGGCAAGACTACTGTAGCCAAAGCTTTATGTGATGAACTAGACTTAGATTATATTCTAATCAATGGTTCAGAAGAGGGTAATATTGATACCTTACGTGGAAAGATTAAACAGTTTGCATCCTCAGTTTCTCTGCAGGGTGGCTACAAGGTTGTTATCCTAGATGAGGCTGATTATCTAAATCCGCAATCAACTCAACCTGCATTACGTGCATTCATAGAAGAGTTCAGTAATAACTGTAGGTTTATTCTAACATGCAACTTCAAGAACCGTATTATCGAACCACTACATTCACGTTGTGGTGTGTATGAATTCAATACAACTAAGAAAGATCTTGCTCAACTTGCTGCACAGTTTCACAAAAGATTTTTATATATATTATCAGAAGAGAATGTTAGTATTGATAAAAAGGCGTCTGTTGATTTAGTTATGAAACATGCGCCTGATTGGAGAAGAGTTCTTAATGAGGCGCAAAGATATTCGATTGGCGGTAACGGTAGCATTAGTGTGGTTAGCAGTGGTAGCAATAGCAATGTTTCTAACTTGGTATCTGCCCTAAAAGATAAAAACTTCAAGGCAATGCGCCGTTGGGTTGTTGATAATATGGATATGGATACTAATGCAATCTTTCGTTCATTGTACGATAATGTTAATGAGTATGTAGAATCTCAGAGCATTCCACAACTCATTCTTATATTAGCAGACTATCAATATAAAGATGCATTCGTTGCTGACCATGAGCTAAATATTGTAGCGTGTATGACAGAAATAATGGCACAGGTAAGATTTAAATGATCAATATTAAAGATACACAGTTTATTGCTATACATGAAAAAACATTACCTCAAAATGCTTGTAAGTACTTGACTGATTATTTTGAAGATAATAAAAAATATACTGAAAAAAACTACAATGTCATGAAAACTTGGCAAGCTGAAGTACGTGATGAACTTATTTTAGATATGACTGTTGACATTATAAAACCTATGATAGAAAGAACCACAAACCGAAAATATAAACCAGGGTCTGCAAAGTTAATTGATTATGTAGAAGGCTCTTGGTGCAAGGGTCATCGTGATTCTTTAGAGCAGTCTCACCTTTCAGTTATAACTATGGTTGATATGTCAAGTGATTTAAAAGGCGGTCAAGCTTACTTTGCAAAGGATGAACATGCTGAAAGTGTGTGGTCTATGATGCCTGGACCACTTCATAACGGAGATACTTTAATATACAGCCCCAATCTATTTCATGGGGTTTATGAAGTGCAGCAAGGACGAAGACTTGTATTAGTTACTTGGTTTTTAGAATGCGAAAAATAGTTATAGTTGGGGGTGGTGTTGTAGGATGGTTTACTGCAGCACTGTTAGCTAAAAGACATTCGAAAAGCAATCTGAAGATTACGTTGGTAGAGTCTCCTGAAGTACCTATTTTAGGAGTTGGTGAAAGCACTATTCCCCAACTTGGAGACATGCTATCTTGGTTAGATGTTGACGAAAAAGCATGGATGAAAGGCACTAGATCTATCTACAAGTTAGGTAATGATTTTGTAGGTTGGAATAGCGAAACAGATAAAAATCATGTTACTGATCATTGGAATGCTCCTAAATCGCAGAGACAGTTTTATCATTTTTCATTAACACATAGAGATGGCGTATTCAAGAAAAGCTTTTATAATAAACTAAAACAGGAAGACTTCTTTTATGATAATAATGGTAAGTTTGGTGTAGATAATAAAAGCTATGACTATGCGTTACAGTTAGTTAGAGATGGCGTGATTTCAGTTGAAGATGTTGCAGAGTATACTTGTGACCAATATCACTTTGCTATGAAAAATAAATCTCCTTACGACATGGAAGATGATTTGCTTACAGGGGATTTGAGAAGTTATGCATGGCACGTTGATGCTGAAAGATTTCCTGTCATTGTAAGAGAACAGGTTGCTCTTCCTCTTGGCGTTGAATGGATACAGGGGTATGTTCATAAGATAAACAAATCTGATGACGGTAATCTATCATCTTTAGATTTAAAAGATGGTAGTAGTATTGAAGGTGATATCTTTGTTGACTGTACAGGATTTCATAGATTGTTAATGAAACAGATGCCTACTAGGTGGAAGCAGTTAACTCATCTGCCTACACAATCTGCAGTAGTTGCGCCTGTAAAATATAAAGATCCTTATAAAGAGATGAGACCTTACACTCAAAGTTATGCTCAAAAGAATGGCTGGAACTTTATTATACCGTTGTATAGTCGAATGGGATCTGGTTATATCTTCGATAAGAACTCAGAAGATGCCGACTCAGCTAGAGAGCGTTTCATTAAGTATTGGAATGGATATGACTTCATAAAAGAACCAAGATTAATTGAATGGGAATCTGGTTGGTATGAAGATGCTTGGATAAAAAATGTTGTTGGTGTTGGTATGGGTCAAGGATTTGTTGATCCTATGGAAGCTAATAGTATTTACGTAGCACAGAGTTGTATACAGATTCTAGATCAGATACTGCAAAAGTATACACACATGGATATACCAGAAATATCTAAAAAAGCCTATAGTAAACATCAACAAAAACTAGAGAAACAAATAGCAGATTTTATTAGTTATCACTTCACATTGTCTAAAAGACAGGACTCTCCTATGTGGAAAAAGTGGGGTAACAACTCAGAGGATGCCATAAAGAACTGGAAAGAATACAGAGCACCAAGAGGATACAGTGGCAGAAATATATTTTTAGATTATCAGTGGGCGCAACAACAGTTATATCTAGATCATTTTGATGATTATTGCGATATACAAATAAAAGAATCTCTCATGCCACTTGCACAGGCTAACTTTGATTTCATAAAAAATAAAGGCGAAGCTTTATCTGAATATGCGCCTCATATATATGACTACTTAAGAGAAAAAATGTATGATGGTGCAACATATTCAGAGGTTTTAGAAAATGATTTACATTGACGGTATAGAGTATTTAGATTGTGACAATGATCATGTTCGATCATCAGTTATAGATTACCTAGAAAACTGGAACGTAACAGTTTCAACAAGTGGAACTACAGGCAAGCCTAAAGTGTTCAATCACGATGCAAAGCTTATGCAAAAAATAGCTGAGTATAACGCAGAATATTTCGACTTAAACTCTAACAGTAGTATGTTGGCACTGTACAATCCAAGAGGTATTGGATTTACTACAATGAGTCTATATCCATGTGCAGTTGCCAACTGTGACGTGTTCATTGAAACTACTGTGTCGAACTACCCTGATCGACTTAAAGAGATTAATCCTACTCACACACTAATCTTACCTAATGTTTGGAAGACATGGCACAAGCACAAGAAATGGAAGAACCTTGATCTTAGTAATATTCGACTAGCCCAAGTTGGTAGTGACGTGACACCTAATGGTATGATGGAAGATTTAAGAACTAAGGGCGCTCAGAAAGTTAATACTGCATATGGAAGCACTGAAGTTCCACCTTTGATTATGTCAACTGAGAAGCAAGACATATATCACTTCAACGATATCAATCCTATGATTGATTATAAAAACATTAATCATGAAGATGGAACTATAGAATGGGCATGTAAATATAAAGATCAATATGATTGGTGGTACAGTGGAGACCTTATAGAGT